TGCCTTTTGAGTTTTACGATAAAGATATTCCTGAGTTTGAAATTTTAGTTGATACTAGAGAGCAAGATCCTTTGCCGTTTGAAAAAACAAAAAAAGAAAAATTATATATTGGTGATTATTTAAATAATCAAGGTGAATATACATATACATATGTAGACAGAAAAAGCGAAACAGATTTCTTAGGAACATTAGCTTCTGGCGTAGAAAGGTTTAGTAGAGAAATAGAAAAAGCTGTTGCTTTAGATAGTTATTTGTTTGTTGTTATTGAAACAACCATAAATAAAATAAAATATAATCATAAAAAGTTTCGCCGCAAAACTAGTCTAGAATATGTTTTTCATAATATGAGACACTTAACTCATAAATATCCTCGTAGCGTTCAATTTATTTTTACAGGTGATCGAGAGAAGTCTTTAGATTTAATTCCAAGGCTTCTTTATTTTGGAAGTTCTTTATGGAATGTAGATGTACAATATTATTTAGATTATGAGCTGGGAAACAGGTAATCAAGTACCAAGAAAAAACGAATATATCACTAATGAGGAGTTGTTAAAAAAGAAAGGTTTCTTAGAAGAAAAAGAGGCTAAACTTTTATTTTATGAATTTTTAAGAAATAATACAACTTTTGCTACAGATTTAATCACTGGCGTTCAATTGTTCCCATTTCAACATATGGCTATTAAAAGCATGTTAGAAAGTGATTATTTTTTAGGAGTATGGTCTCGCGGTATGAGTAAAAGTTATACAACTGGAATTTATGCCGTTTTAGACGCTATTTTGAATCAAGGAGTTGAAACAGGTATTCTTTCCAGATCTTTTCGGCAGTCTAAAATGATTTTTAAAAAAATTGAAGATATCGCTGCAAAACCAGAAGCTTATTTACTAAAGCAATGTATTACTCACGTTTCAAAAAGTAATGATGAGTGGGTGATGGAAATAGGCAAAAGCCGTATTCGAGCATTACCCTTGGGTGATGGTGAAAAACTGCGAGGTTTCCGTTTTCACCGCATTATTATTGACGAGTTCCTGTTGATGCCTGAACGCATTTATAATGAAGTTATAGTGCCGTTTTTGTCCGTTGTACAGAACCCTACACAAAGAGAAGAGTTGTATCAAGTAGAGAACAATTTAATTAAGCAGGGCAAAATGGAGGAAAAAGATAGATATCAATGGCCTAATAATAAATTGATTGCTCTTTCTTCTGCCTCTTTTAAATTTGAGTATTTATATAAGTTATACGAACAATATGAGAATTTAATTTTCAATCCTAAAAAGGATGAAAGAACTCGTAGATGTGTGATGCAATTTTCTTATGATTGCGCTCCTATGCAGTTGTATGACCAAAATCTAATTAATCAAGCTAAAGCTACCATGAGTGAATCACAGTTCATGAGAGAGTTTGGCGCTCAGTTTACTGATGATAGCTCTGGGTATTTTAAGATATCTAAGATGGCTTTGTGTACCGTTCCAGATGGAGAGCTTCCCTCTATAGAAGTAATCGGACATTCTGGCGCTGAATATGTCGTAGCTGTTGACCCTTCTTGGTCAGAAACAGAATCTTCTGATGATTTTGCTATTCAAGTTTTAAAATTAAATGAAGAAAAGCAAATTTCTACATTAGTTCATTCTTATGCTTTATCTGGCAGTTCGTTGAAAGATCATATTAAATACTTTTTATACATATTGAAGAATTTCAATGTTGTCGCTATTTGTATGGATTATAATGGCGGCGTACAATTTATGAATTCTTGCAATGAAAGTGAGCTGTTTAAAAACGAAGGTATAAATTTAAAGCAAATGATTACTGAGTTTGAAAAGCCAGAAGATTATCCTCAAAACTTAATTGCCGCGAAAAATGAATATAATAAATCAGATTATAAGTATGTATTTTTAAGAAAGCCAACTTCAAGTTGGATTAGAACGGCAAATGAATTGCTACAAGCTAATTTTGATCACAGAAGAATATTTTTTGGAAGTAGAGCTATAGATGATAATTTTAGATCTCAAACAAAAAACAAAATAGGTATATTAGATATGAAGTTTTCTAATATGGCAGACTCTGATAAACAAAATGAAGAAGCTAAAATGATTGATTTTGTTGAGCATTTAACTGATATGGTTCTTTTAACAAAAACAGAATGCGCATTGATCCAAATTACTACCACCGCTCAAGGGACTCAGAGTTTTGATTTGCCACCAAATTTAAAAAGAAAAACTGGACCAGATAAGCCGCGAAAAGACAGTTATTCTGCTTTAATTTTAGGTAATTGGTTGGCAAAAATATATTACGACATGAATAATACTGAGGTTCAAGAAATTCATTCTACATTTACTCCGATGTTTATAGGGTAAAATAAAAGTTTAAAGTCACTTTGAAAGTAACTTTGTGTAAGTATAATATAGATATGCCACGTAAATATACAAAAAAATCAGATTACTGGAATCAATTTTCTTCAGGTAACGGAAACGGTTCTGAATCTTTAGAGAATTTTATTCAAGCAAATTCGTCAGAACCTCAATTGCTTGGGGAGCCTTTTTATGCTTTTGATAGTAAAGCTGCTTATAGTAGAACTGGTGGCGATTCGTCCGCTAATCTCAGAAGAAATCGAGTAGCTACTGGACCCAAAATAAATAAATACGCAAATATTCGCGAAGGATTGTTACCTTTTGAAATGTCTATTAACGGTTATAACGTTAGAGATGCCATCGAATTGTGTCAAAAAGCTTATTCTAATGTAGCTATATTTAGAAATGCAGTGGATATTATGTCTGAGTTTTCTAACGCTGAAATTAATTTAGAAGGTGGTAGTGCGAAAGCTAAAGATTTCTTTTATAAATGGATGAAGTATGTAAAGATCTGGAAAGTTAAAGATCAGTATTTCAGAGAATATTATCGTAGCGGCAATATCTTTTTTTATAAATTAAATGCTAAATTTACTTTAGACGATTTTCAATCTATTATTAAATCTTATGCAAATGCAGATGGTCTTTCTTATGATAGTGTCGAAAAAATTTATAATTACCCAACTCCTTATAACGTAAAAAATTCTATTCCTATCCAATACACTTTATTAAATCCATTTTATGTCGTGGCGAATAGAACCTCTTCTTGGCGACAAGTTGTTTATGAAAAAATGCTTTCTGAATATGAATTAGAAAGATTGCAGAATCCAAAGAACGAACAAGATAAATTTATTTTTGAAAGTTTAGACCCTGAAACTAAAAATAAAATTAAAAATGGTCAATGGGCTCAAGATGGATTAAAAATTCAGTTGAATCCTACTGACATTATTTATTCTTTTTATAAGAAACAAGATTACGAGCCTTTTGCCGTGCCTTTCGGTTTTGCTGTGCTAGATGATATTAATTTTAAGTTAGAAATGAAAAAAATAGATCAAGCGATTTGTCGCACGATTGAAAATGTAATTCTACTTATTACTTTAGGGGCGGAGCCATCTAAAGGAGGTATCAATCATAAGAATATTTCCGCTATGCAGTCTTTATTAAGCAATGAATCTATTGGTCGTGTGTTGGTTGCGGATTACACAACTAAAGCTGATTTTATTATTCCTGATATGAATAAAGTATTAGGATATGAAAAATACAAAATTGTTAATGAAGATATCAAAGAAGGTTTGCAGAATATTTTAATTGGTTCAGAAAAGTTTGCTAATACAACTGTAAAAGCTCAAGTGTTTTTCGAAAGATTGAGAGAAGCTAGGAATGCGTTTTTAAATGATTTCTTGCAGCCTGAAATGGAATTAATATTTAAAAATTTAGGATTTAAAGGTAAATGCCCCGTTGCTAAGTTTGAAGAGGTTTCTATTAAAGATGAAACTCAATTTAATAGAGTCGTAACTAGAATGATGGAATTAGGTATTTTACCCCCTGAGGAAGGCATTAAAGTTATCGAAACGGGTATTTATCCTTCTGGCGCTGAATTAGCTGCGGCGCAAGAAAAATTTGTAGAGCAAAGAAAGAAAGGATTTTACAACCCCATTGTTGGTGGCGTTCCGTCAATTGCACCTCCTGTTCCAGACGATATAGAAGAGTCTGACACAATAGCTAAACCCGCTCAACAAGTTAAAAATAGCGTTCCAAATGAAGTCGGGCGTCCAATTGGAACGACTAAAGCTTCAGTTTATTCAAGAGAAGCTATTTCTCAAGTATTTGATTTAACTAAAGATTTATATGCAAATGTTCAATCTTTATTGAAGAGTAAGTATAATAAAAAAAGATTAAGTTCTGATCAAAAAAAATTGGCAGAAAGTCTTAGCGAAGCAATTATAGTTGGATCTAATAGTTCTGAATGGAATAATAAAGCTGAACAGGTTTTAGCTAATCCATTAGAGCTTGATAAGTTGGGTGTAATGACAGAAATACAAAGTCTTGCAGGAGAGCATGATTTGAATACTTATGCTGCGGCTTTATTATATCACAGTAATAATAAATAAGTGTAATAAATATTATGTATAAGTATACAACGCGGTTTGATAATGTTGTTACTGCTTCAGTAAATTTTGACAATAATTTACTTTTGTCTGAAGCATCATTAGAGCCTATTAAAGGATTAATCCCTAAGTCTGTTAATTTAGAAAAGAATGTCGATTTAATTGGTGCTGCATTTAATGCTGCAGTTGTTAATGCTTTTAATAAGAATGGTGACGGAATTAATACTAGCACCGCTATTGAATTCAAAAATTATTTTACTCATAAACCTACTAATATCGAACATAAGAAACAAAAAGTAGTAGGTCACATTGTTAATTCTGGATTTTCTTCTTTTGGGGAAAATAAAATTTTAACCGATGAAGATGTAAAGGGGTCGTTAGATCCTTTTAATATTGCTTTAGCTGCTGTTGTTTACAGAACTGTAGATAAAGATTTTGCTGAAGCGCTTTTAGAGTCTAATGATCCTGAATCAAATTTATATCAAAAAATAAGCGCAAGCTGGGAAATAGGATTCAATGATTATTATATCGCTTTAGGTAGTGATAAGCTTAATGAAGCTGAAATCATTACTAAAAAAGAACAGATAAATGAATTTAAAAAATATCTACGAGGTTTTGATGGGTCAGGGTTTACAGATGATGGCACCCCTATTTATCGCCTTGTGACTGGGAGAATTTATCCGTTGGGTATAGGTTTCACTACTAATCCCGCAGCAAATGTAAGTGGAGTAATAATTAATGATGGGACTCAAGATTTAATGGATAAAAACGATGCGAGTGATACAGAAGTTAATAATAATACACCTGAAGTATTAAAAATTCGCGAAAATTTTTCACAAAATAAAAAAGAACCTGTAAAACTTAACAAAACTAATATTATGGATTTAGAACAGATATTATCAGATTTAAAGACCGTCCTAGCTGAAAAGCAGACGAAAGAATCGTTCAGCGAAGAGGCTGTTGCAAGCATCTCTAATAAAATCGCTGAAAGCATTAAGGAAAAGAGCGAAGAAATTCAATCTAAAATCGCTTCTGCTGAAGAGGCTAAAGCAGCTGCTGTTGCTGAGGCTGAAGATTTGAAAAAGAATCTTTCAGAGAATAACGAAAAATTAGAAGCGGCTTTTTCTAAAATTAACGAGTTAGAATCTATTCTTTCTGCGCAAGCTGCTCAAGAATTATTTAATTCTAGAATGAGTGTGAT